GAACTAGACCTAGAACGCCAGAAGCTCCAGCAACGAGCTATGACTGACGCAGCCAGAATCGAACTCCAAGAGGAGATTGCGGAGGATAGGGCAGATGTAAACAGGGAACGCATCCAGACCCAGCGTGAAATGGCGGCGATGCGTAGAGGTTAGTGGATCCAGTAAGTGCGATGGCAACCGCTTCGGCGGCTTTCAAGACCATAAAAAAAGGGTTTGCGATAGGCCGTGACATAGAGTCAATGATCGGCGATTTATCGCGCTGGATGAGTGCGCTTTCTGATATTGATCAAGCAGAAAAAGAAGCCAAGAACCCACCCATATTCAAAAAAATGTTTTCTGGTAAGACCGTGGAGCAAGAAGCTCTTGAAGCATACGCCGCAAAGAAGAAGGCAGAATCCCAAAGAGCAGAGTTAAAACAATGGATGCAATACACCATTGGTTCAAAGGCGTGGGATGAACTAATCGCAATGGAAGGTCGAATAAGAAAGCAACGACAAGAAACTTTATATCGTCAACGCGAAAGGCGACAGAAGTTCATTGAGTGGGTGGTGATTATAACATCTATTATAACAGGAGTAGCTATTTTAGCTATTTTTGTTTGGCTTTTTAAGTTCAAGGATCAATAGGATGATTACACCAAAAAAGTTGGATGCATGGCGCATCGTACCAAGAGCACTGATATTCACATACATGATAGTTTTTTATCAGTTCTGTCAGTGGTTCATGTCTTTGCCAGAGCCAAATAACGCTCAAGCAGGTGGATTTTCTGTTATCGTTGGCGCGGGGGCAGCTTGGTTTGGTCTATATGTTAACAGTAAACCCTCTCCAACTAACAAAGATGAATGATTCATGTTTTCTTGCTCATGGTCTATCTTGGGGTTGGAGATGATAGACGGTTGGTTAGTAACACTATGTATTTCCATAGTGTAACGGAGTGTAATTTCTTCGCCTCGCAAATATCCAAAAGATATGGTAATTATACCTATAGGGATTTTATGGATCCCCGCGATAAGGTGACAGCCTATTGCTTACCAAAGCATATTATAGAAGGATCAGTGGAGGTCTATTGATATGATGAGTTTATTAGGAAGCCTTCTTGGCTTCGGCACAAGTTTTCTTCCAGAAGTCCTGAATTATTTCAGAGCTGGGCAAGAACATAAGCATCGCCTCGAAACCATGAAGATGGAAGCGGAGTTGATGGAAAAGCGTTCTGCGCTTAAACTACAGGAACTTGATAAACAAGCAGATATACAGGAGGCAAAGAGTATTTATGAGCATGATAGAAGCATTAACGCTGGAGGATTTGTCAACGCTCTGCGCGGTAGCGTTAGGCCTGTTATTACTTACGCCTTTTTCCTGATGTTTGTAATGGTTGAAGTTGTGATTATGTTAAAAGTGCTAGAATCAGGCGGCGATTGGAAAGATGCGGTGGATTTGATGTGGAGTCCCGAAACGACTGGACTATTTGCTGCAATTATGTCATTCTGGTTCGGCAATAGGGCCGTATCAAAGTATGTTAGGAGCAAGTGATGCCTTTTAGTGAGTACAGTCCAAAGCAGAAGAAACTAGCTCGTATCGCGGAACCTCGTGATGCGATTACTGGAGCCGATTTTGCGGCATTGAAAAAGAAGGATGGCGGTATGATTAAATTTGCTGAAGGTGGCGATACTCGCCGCGCACAACTGATGCAACTTCTGGAAGATGCTCGTGAAAGAGAAGATGATGATATGATCATCGAAATTGAGGCAGAGTTGTTTCAGATGGGCGATGATGAAGGTATGATGGGCGGCGGCATGGTTAAAGGTCGCGGCTATCGGTATGGCGGAAAAGTTAAAGGCTACCGCGATGGCATGAGTGTTAGTTCAGACATGGGTCGTGGTTGTGGAGCGGCTGTATCTGGTAAAAAGTTTAGCGGAACATACTAATGCCTACTATTATGATTAGTATTCTACAGGATGGAAGCATCCCAGTAGATAAAATGTCAGACGATGATGATGGGAAGAGATGTCCTCTTCCTACTCAAGACGCTGACCTAAACGCAGAAAACCGTGAAGTTGCGATAGAGGAAGCAAACTATCGTGAGCCTAATTTCTCATCGGCTTTCCGCGCAGATGACGTATGCGGTAGTTGTTCCGCGTATAACCAGACTGAAGATATGCTTGAATGCATAGGTGATGAGTCAGGCAACACTGGCTACTGTCAGATCTGGAAGTTTGTTTGCGAGTCGGATAATACCTGTGATAGTTGGGCAGAAGGCGGACCAATCACAAGTGACAAACAAGCAAGCTACAAAGATATTCTATAATGGATGTTGCAGACTTCGCAAAATATGTATATAAATTGTTAGAGCAGCGTGAACAGCAAGTTGCTGACATGTTAACATCTGGTGGTGTTCAGAATTTTGAGCAGTACCAGCGGATGGTGGGAGAAGTACAGGGTCTTGTCTACGCCAAGGAAGAAATCAAATCCCTGCTGGAGAAAAATATAGACGATGGCGAAGACTTTATACGTTCCTGATCACATCGCAGCAAAAGTACAAGCTGACAAAAAACCTACCTCAGTTGAAGAGGCTTATATCGAAGAGAACAAAAGAGTTCTAGATCCGAGCCTTCTCAAGAAATCGTTAAAAGAGCGTCTTCCACAGCCTACGGGCTGGAGAATTTTGGTTATGCCTTATCAGGGTAGAGCCAAAACAGAAGGCGGTATCATCATTCCAGACCAAGCAAGGGAGCGAGAAGCATTAGCTACAGTTGTGGCATATGTGCTCAAACTAGGACCTTTGGCTTATCAAGACCCCAACAAATTCGGCGACAACCCCGAAGCATGGTGTCAAGAAGGTCAATGGGTTTGCATTGGTCGGTATGCAGGATCTCGGTTCAAGATTGACGGTGGCGAAGTTCGCATCATTAACGATGACGAAGTTATCGCAACTCTTTTAGAACCAGATGACGTGAAACATGTCTGAGGAGGCACAAATGGAACAAGCGCAAGAGCTAGAGAATGACGTTGAAGTAACTTTTGACGAATCTGGCAAAAAAGTTAACACAGATGATGACGATGCGCCACAGGTAGAAGCGGTTGAAGAAGACTCTTCCGAAGAGGAACTGGACAGCTATAGCAAAGGCGTTCAGAAACGCATCAAAAAACTTACTGAGAAGTATCGTTTTGCCGAGCGCGACAAAGAAGAAGCCGCTCGTTTGGCAGAAATGCTGAAAAAAGAAAACGACCAACTTAAAAATAAACTAAGCAACCTTGATCAAGGCTACATTACTGAATATGGAACTCGTCTTGAGTCCCAGAAAGCAACGGCAAAACAAGCCTATCGTGACGCTCACGAGCGCGGAGATCCTGATGCTATGTATGAAGCATCACAGGCTCTTTCAAAGATCGCAATCGAAGAAGAGCGTTACCGCATGGCAAAGCAACGGCAGGAATCACAGTCTGTTCAACAGTCAGCTCAACAAGTGGAGCAACCTGCCCAACAGATTCAGCAATCTGCTCAACAGAAGCCTCATCCAAAGGCTGAAAAGTGGGCGGCGAAGCATGAATGGTTTGGTGAAGACGAAATTATGACCAACGCAGCATTCGTTATTGACAAGCAACTTCTTGAAGAAGGGTTTGACGGAACGAGCGATGAGTATTATAGTGAGTTAGACGCCCGTCTTAGGAATCGTTTTCCAAATGAGATGGGTGGCACCAAAAACGGGGGAAGTTCTAGGGTCGCCTCGGCTTCAACTTCCGCATCCCGCAGCAACAAACAGGGGCGCAGGACCGTCAAGTTATCACCTTCACAGGTGGCAATGGCCAAAAAACTTGGTGTTCCTCTTGAAGAATACGCCAAGTATGTAAAGGATTAATGCTATGAGTGATTCAAGACAGCCACGGTCAACAGAAACACGCGAAAAAACTTCGCGCCGCAAACCTTGGGCACCGCCCAGCCGACTAGAGGCTCCAGACGCTCCCGATGGATATAAGCATCGTTGGATCCGTACAGCACTCAGAGGCGATGATGACAAAATGAACGTCCACGCGAAACTTCGTGAGGGATGGGAACCAGTCAGAGCTGATGAGTACCCCGGATTTGATTATGCCGCTATTGACGAAGGACAACATGCTGGGGTCATTGGTAACGGTGGACTTATGCTAGCCCGTATACCTGAAGAGACAGCGCAGGAAAGAACCGCATATTACCGGGGACGGACCCGCGAACAAATGGTCGCTGTTGACCAGGACTTAATGAAGGAGCAACATCCTTCGATGCCGATCAGTAATGAAAGGCAAAGTCGTGTAACCTTTGGAGGTCGCAAACGCGACTCCTAATTTAGATTGAAGGAGTAAACCTATGGCAAATGCTAACGGTTCTTTTGGCCTTCGTCCTATCGCAAAGTTAGGCTCGAACGCTAATTCAACTGGTGCGTCTGGGTACACACTCTACGAAATTGCCAACGGCAATACCAATGCAATCTACCAAGGTTCCCCGGTCATCCCTCTGTCCACAGGTTTTATCGACATTGTGGGCGCGGCGGCTGGTGGCACTGTAGGTTTGCTTGGTGTTTTCTGGGGCTGTGAGTATGTATCTTCGACCACTGGCGAGAAAGTATTCTCAAACTACTGGCCAGGATCTGGTGCGGATTCAAATCATCCGATCAAGGCTTTCGTATATGACGACCCAATGCAGTTGTTCGCAATTGCATCTGATGCGTCATTAACCAGCAAGGCAACCATGCGTGGTCATGTGTTCGCCAACGCTAACTTCTCCACGGGCACTTCTGGTTCTACCACAACTGGTATTTCCTCTGCTGCTTTGGCTGTTAGCACCATTGCTACCACTAATGTGCTTAACCTGCGTATTATGGGCTGGCAAGAAGACCCTGAGAACCAGGACTTCACTGCTGCTGGTATCCCTGTAATTGTGCGTTTGAACAACCACTTCAATAGTGCCAATGGTGCTATCGCTGGTGGCACTGTTTCAACCACTGGCGTATAAGGAGGCTTAGACAATGGCTATTTCACGTCAACAATTGGCGAAAGAGCTGGAACCTGGCCTTAATGCTCTATTTGGTATGGAGTATTCACGCTACGAGAACCAGCACGCCGAAATCTTCACCACCGAATCCTCAGATAGAGCATTCGAGGAGGAAGTTATGTTATCCGGGTTCGGTGCGGCACCTACTAAATCAGAAGGTTCTGCGGTGAATTTTGATGACGCTAACGAAGCATACACTGCTCGTTACAACCACGAAACCATTGCTTTGGCATTCAGCATTACTGAAGAAGCTGTGGAAGATAATCTTTATGATCGTCTCTCCAGCCGCTACACTCGTGCTCTTGCTCGTTCAATGGCTCACACAAAGCAGGTTAAAGCTGCCGCTGTTCTTAACAATGCCTTCGACAGCACCGTAACTGGTGGTGACGGCAAAGAACTTTGCTCTACTCTGCACCCACTAACCAACGGTAGCACCTTCGCTAACGAACCATCAACTGCTGCTGATTTGAACGAAACTTCTCTTGAAGACGCTCTGATCAACATTGCTGGCTTCGTTGACGAACGTGGTCTGAAGGTTGCTCTGCGCGGCATGAAGCTGATCGTTCCTCGTCAGCTCCAGTTCGTTTCAGAACGTCTGATGGTATCCAACCTCCGCGTTGGTACTGCTGACAACGATGTTAACGCAATTCGCTCCATGGGTATGTTGCCTGACGGCTACGCTGTCAACGACTTCCTGACGGATCCTGATGCGTTCTTCATCCTGACAGACGCTCCTCGTGGGTTCATCCACTTCGAGCGTGTGCCTCTGTCAACTCAGATGGAAGCAGACTTCGACACTGGCAACATGCGCTTTAAGGCTCGTGAGCGTTATAGCTTCGGCTTCTCCGATCCTCGTTGCGTATTCGGTTCCGAAGGTGCCTAAATAACAGCGTCCTTAGTTTTGTCTTTGGGCTTAAAGGGCGGCTTTATAGTCGCCCTTTTTAATTTTTTATGTTAAGTTATTATTTCCTCCCCTCGACTAAAGGAGCCGTACTCGTTGCGGCTCCTTCTTTTTAATGCTATACTCTGGTATCCTGACAACCGCATGGGGCGGTTGACACTAGCCACGACAGGAGATTGACATGGCTAATACTACCTTCCAGGGTGTAGTCCGCTCATACGGCGGCGGCGTTAAGGGTACTGTAACCCCTGGCGTCATGACCCAAACTGTTCAGTTTGCTTGTGATCCTACAGCAACTGGCGCAACCAATGTTCGCATTGGCACTTCCTCTTCCGCTGGTCAAACATTGACCCTACCTGCTGGTGCTATCATTCTTAGCGTCCAGACAGTTCAGGCTGCGGCTGGTGGCTCAGACCCAACTATTGATCTTGGTACTTCTGTCGATCCTGATGGTATCGCCAACGAACTGCCTGTTGACGTAAAGGGTGAAATTACTGGTGCGGCTGGTGCTCTGGTCGTTGCTGGTGGTCTTGCTGCAAACGCAACGGTAACTGCAAATGTAGGCGCATCTGCGGCTACTAGCGGTACTTTTGTTGGTGCTCTGACTTACGCGATGGCCAATAACGGCGCAGAGTAGAGGAGGCTGATATGTCAGGCTCTGATGTAAAAGCCGTCTTCATTCAGGCGGATACAGATGCGGCGGACGCTGATGGAATTGCAACTTCGCAAACTCCTTCAGGTGCAGGCAATTTAACGATTAATGGAGCCAAGGCTTCAGGTGGTGTCGCAACTTTTAATGCGGCACGACAGGTCACCATTACTTCGGCTGGCGATGACCAAGCTCGTACTTTTACGATTACTGGAACAGACGTCAACGGAAATGCTTTGACCGAAGCCGTGGCTGGTGCAGACACTGCTGCTGCCACTAGCACCAAGCATTTTTTAACCGTAACGCAAATTGCGGTTGACGATGCCACGGCTGGTGCTGTTACCGCTGGCATGAACACAAGCGCGATTGCGGTTGTGTTTGCTGGTCGTAGTCGTCTTAAAGGCGCATTCATCGTAAACTCAGCCACCGCTGGTAGTGTTTTGTTCAGAGATAGTTCAGATGCAGGGGAAAGCGGCTCTACGCTTCTTCAGTTAGGCACTGTTGCTAGTGCTACTGCGGAGCGTGATGTCACGATCCCAGAACAGGGTATTGCTTTCATAAGCGGTATTTTCGTTCCATACACTGCTGGAACTACTGTTTGGACAAACATGACCGTGTTTCACGCATAGGTGCAAAACAATGTCTGTCTACGAGATAAGATCTATATCTCAAGTTGGCACAAGCGAACCGTTTGAGCTACAGATCGCTCGTGGGCAGATTCCTGGTCATTCTTTTGTGCATAAGTTTGGGGCTGTTCCTCAAATGTCCATTAGTACGACAGGCACGGTTTGGGATGTAAATGATACACTTTATCCTTGGTCAGCGTTTTCAGCGGCTGGAACCCTGACGGTAGATCGTGCTAATGCTGGGGATGCAGACAAGATCATTACGATTATTGGCTTGGATGCTAATTACAACGAAATCTCAGAAAACGTAACGCTGACTACTGCTACGGGAAATGCGACAACACAGTCGTTTATCCGCGTATACAGAAGCTATATGTATAACGGCTCTACCACCAATATCGGAAACATTGATATTAAAAAGGGCGGCACAACAGTAGCTCGTATCACCGCAGGCAAAGGTCAAACCCTTATGTCTGTTTACACCGTTCCCGCTGGATATACAGCATATGTCACTCAAGGGGTCATGACCATTGAAGATGGTGGTGACGCTACAGGTGATTTTTTTGTGCGGTATGGCGGACAGGTGGCATTTAGAATAGGTCACACTTTTGAAGTAGCCTCCTCTGAATATCACTATGCTTTCAGCGTTCCTTTCGCTGTTCCTGAAAAATCAGATATTGATGTCCGCGCAACTGTGAGATCGAATAATTCTCGTGTAACGGCGGCGTTTGACATGATCCTTATAAAAGAAGGAGGCCCGCTATAATGGCTAGAAAACCTTCCAAAATGCCTGCACGCAACAAAAAGAATTTCCGCCCCACCAAGTCTGGCGCGGGGATGACAGAAGCGGGGGTCAAGGCTTATCGCCGTAAGAACCCTGGTTCAAAGCTCCAAACGGCTGTAACGGAGAAGAAGCCAAGCAAAGCTCGTGCTAAACGCCGCAGTTCATATTGCTCTCGTTCTGAAGGTCAGAAGAAGATGCATAATATTAATTGTCGTAAGACCCCCAACAAACGTATTTGCCAAGCCCGTAAAAGATGGAGATGTTAATGACCCCGCGTGATGTATTGAAACAATTGGAAAAGCACGAAGAAGAGTGCACCCGCCGCTATGCTGCGATCCAAGAGCAATTAAAGGCTTTGGATAACAGGCTGTGGGGCATTGTTGTTCTGATCATAGTTGCTGCTGGCATTGAACGATTGTTCTAATGGCAATTACCAGATCCCAAACCAGCCAACAGGTTACCAAAGGAGGCAGTAAGGTGGCAAAAGATGCATGTTATCGAAAAGTTAAAGCACGATATAAGGTCTTTCCCTCTGCGTATGCTTCGGGCGCGATTGCTAAATGCCGAAAGGTGGGAGCTAAAAGCTGGGGGACTGGAGGAAAAGGTAAATCTTCTAAGGCTAAGACACGCGGAACTAAGCGCAAGGGTAAGACATACTAATGGCTGTGAGAAAGACTAAAAAAGGTGCGGCACTCAAGAGGTGGTTCAAAGAGGAATGGAAGGACGTCCGCACGGGGAAAGCATGTGGGCGTAGCAAAGGTGAGAAACGGGGTACTCCATATTGTCGCCCCACCAAACGGGTTAGTAAAAAGACTCCCAAGACCGCAGGAGAAATGACAACTGCGGAAAAACGTAGTAGAATAGCGCAGAAGAAGCGTTTAGGGCAACCAGCGGGGAAGCCGAGACGTGTTAAATCATTGAAACGGAGAAAGTCATGAAACGTAAAACCACAAAATTAAAAAATGAGATGGTAAGCCCTCGCAAAGCTATGGCAATGGGTTTTCAAATGGGCGGCGCAGTGGATGTTAAAAGAGCAAATCTCTTTGCTCAAAACCTAGGACAGATGATGCAGAGTCCTACAGTAGTACGCAAGCCGAGGGGTATGATGTAATGATCATTCAAAGCATTGAGGATTGGATCTTGAATGAGGTATCTATCCCTAGTGTTGAAACAAACAACATACCTTTGTGTCCGTATGCCAAAAAGGCTTGGTTGAGTAACGAGGTAAAAGTTGTTTGGCAGAGTGATCTAGATTTATGGAAAACAGTTTTTTCCGAAGTAGATATGTTTGACGACAGTTTTAAAGTTGTTATTTGTGCTGTTGATGAATGGGGTCAAACCTACGAGGAAACGGAAAATTACTGCTTTGCCTTAAATGCAAGATTTGCTCACGAAGGAAAAGATATTTGGCTTTTGGCTTTTGAAGGTGATTATACGATGATCTTCATACAGCGGTTATCTCATCTAGATAACGCTGCAGCATGGTTAGAGAAAATGGGTTACTACAAGCAGTATGACCCTAGTGATTATCAAAAACTTATCGCAGACAGGCGAAAATGGAGAAAGTACGATGAAAAAACCTATGCGTAAAATGCGTGGCGGAATGGTCAAAAAGAAGCCCGTAAAGATGATGCGTGGCGGCATGGTCAAGAAAATGCGTGGCGGCATGATTAAAGGAAAGAAAAAGTAATGACAACTTCAGGTTCAGCGAATTTTGAATTAGATGTAGCGGACTACATCGAAGAGGCTTTTGAGCGTTGTGGCTTGGAAGTCAAGACGGGCTATGACCTAAAAACCGCTAAAAGATCGTTGAACCTACTGTTTGCAGACTGGGCAAACCGTGGACTGAACCAGTGGACAATCACACAGCGTACAGTAACCATGGTTGATGGCACGGCTGAATATGCTTTAGGAACGGATGTAATTGATATCATGTCCGCTGTTCTACGGCGCGATAGCACCGATCTTACAATGGATAGGCTGAGTCGAGACGAGTATCTTGCTATTCCAAATAAGAGCACTGAGAGTCGTCCGACACAGTATTTCTTGGATCGGCAGATCACACCTAACCTTAAAGTGTGGCCAACCCCAGAAAACAGCACTGATGTTGTTGTTTTTGACGCACTAACTCGTATAGAAGACGCTGACACCATGACTAATACGGTTGAGGTACCATTTCGGTTTTATCCGTGCCTAGCGGCTGGGTTAGCGTATTATCTGTCCATGAAGCGTGCGCCTGAACGTGTCACGCTGCTTAAAGCGGTATACGAAGAAGAGTTTGATAGGGCGAGAACAGAGGATCGAGATCGCTCTACTTTCCAAGTCTCGCCAAACCTTAGATATTATGCGGTGAACTAATGGGTAACTTTGCAGTAGGAGCAAATGCTTGGGGTATCTCGGATCGTTCTGGGTTCCGCTATCGCTTGCGTGAAATGCGCAAAGAGTGGAATGGTTTGCTTGTAGGTCCAGATGAATATGAGCCAAAACATCCACAGCTTGAACCTATTCATGTAAGAGCTGACGCTCAAGCTCTAAAAAATGCAAGACCCGATACGCAAAATATTATGTCAGAAACAATCACGTTTCCTGTATTTAATCTGACAACTCTGGTATATGAAAGTAATCCTTCGGCAAGAGCCGTGGTAGGAACAGTTACGGTGAGCACGTCATGAGCTACACATACACAACATTAAAGCAAGCCATTCAGGACTACACACAAAACACGGAAACGACTTTTGTGAACAATCTTGATAACTTCATCACAAATGCTGAAGAGCGGCTGCTGAAACTCATTGAGCTTGACTACTTTAGGAAAAATGCTACCGCAAACATGACAACAGGTAACCAGTACCTGTCTATTCCGTCTGATTATCTGGCGAGTTTTTCATTGTCATACACTAACAGCAGCAGTGAGAAGGTGTTTTTGTTGCAGAAGGATGTAAACTTCATACAGGAGTTTAATCCTAATCCTGCCACAACAGGTGAACCGAGATACTATTCAACATTTGACGTAAACAATTTTATACTTGCACCAACACCAGATGATGATTATGATGTTGAATTACATTACTACTATCGACCACAATCAATAACAGCAACAGCCGATGGTACGTCATGGTTTGGCACGAATGCGCCAGACGCATTGTTGTATGGGTCACTAATTGAGGCTTATACGTTTATGAAGGGTGAGGCGGACGTTATGGCGATGTATCAGAACCGTTTTGTTGAAGCGGCACAACGCTTGAAAAACTACGGCGAAGCTGTAGAGAACACCGATGCCTATAGAACGGGGTTGGTGCGAGCACCAAAAACATAAGTGGGAAAAAATGTTTTTTAGAAAAAAAGAAGTTGTATTAGATTGCTATACAACTGACCCAGCTATATATAAATACGCTAAAATAACATCAGGTATAAAACATTTTCCGGATTGGTGGAAAAAGTTAGTGCCTAGCGGTAGTAACTGGCAAAAAGTACACAAAGAAAGATCAGGCTTCTTCGGTCAAAAAACAATGAAGAATTGTCCGGGCTTCGTAAACCTTTATAAAAAAAGTTTTGTTTTACCGCTGTGGTCTGACCTTAGATTTTATATTCCATCTAAGCCTATCAAAAATTATTTTGAGTATTCCTTTGCCGACGAGTATTCGGAAGTGGATTATCACTCTCACGAACAGCACAACAACCACTACAGTGATGACGACTACCAACATGTAAAAATAATTTCTCCTTGGTTTTTAAAATGTGATTCTGATATCGAGTGGGTTTCTATGCCACCTGTGTGGGAAACGATAAATAACTTAGAATCATTGAAGTTTTTATCTGGAATGCTTAATTTTCGTCATCAAAATGGTACACACGTCTCCTTATTTATTAAAAAAGAAGAAGAAGATCTTTACATTGATATACCCTGTAATTTCCCATTAGCTTTTTACTTACCGTTAACAGAAAGAAAAATTAAAGTGAACCACCACTTGGTATCAGAGTCAGAATTAAAAAAGGTATTAGCTGAAGGGGTCGGTACGAAAAAGTTTTTTAACAGAAATTACGACAGTTATAAAAAATTAAGAAAGTAGAGTATTCACACAGCAATTATTTAAAGAAGGTATACAATGCAGCCAGTACCTAGAACTTGTACAACGATTGAGGTCCCCCATTCTGTAGATATTGTAAAATTTACAATACCTTTAGATCTTTGTGAGGAGATAAAAGAAAAAGCAGCCCCGTATCTTAATGCGGATATAAGCTGTAACTTACATAACACCAGTAGAACAGGGTGGAGTCTTCACCAAGAAGAGGGCTTCACACAGACTTTTGAAAAGTTTTGGTCTGAGGTTGCAAAAAACTTGGGCTCTTACGCGAGTAGCCCGGGTGGCTCGGCATATGAACTTAGCCCCTCAAGACAGCTACAAATGTCATACTCTATCGTTGATATGTGGGTCGCAGCATACTCAGAAGATAGTTTTGTTGCCCCTCACAGACATAGTTACGAGCGTTTGTTTGCTAGACACTACGCACTTTCTGCTTATATAGATGCAACGAAAAACGGCACACACTTGTCTTTTTATGACAACTTCAGTCAGTCCCACGCCAATATTCGTGTAAGCACTGGTGATGTTTTAGTATTCCCGGCCAACTTAGTGCACTACACAAACGACTGTAAAGACGGAAGAGCAATATTATCTTCTAATTTTATACCTCACTTTGAAGTTGTGGATAAATAAACATGCTAGAAAATTTAAAAGATAAATCAATAGCTATTGTGGGTCTTGGTGGGAGTTATGCAGACTACATTATGGCTCGAATTAACTCGCAAACATTTGATGAAGTTTGGGGGATTAATAGTATTGGCGGCATAATTCATGTTGATCGCACTTTTATGATGGATCCCGCAAGTCGTTTCCTTGATGATGTAAAAGCAGGTACACAAACTGGAATTGCGGCTGAGTTTTTACTAGAAACACCTAATAAAGGCCCTATCTACTCATGCTGTTTAGATGAAAGAGTTCCAGAAATTGTAGAGTACCCACTTGCGGAAGTGATCACAGAACTTGGATACTCTTATTTTAACAACACTGTAGCGTACGCTTTAGCGTACGCAATTACGGCTAAAGTAAAGAAGATCAGTCTTTACGGCATCGACTTTTCTTATAAGAAAAATCTCCATTTTGCAGAAGCTGGTCGTGCTTGCTGCGAGTTTTGGGCGGCGATAGCATTGGCAAAAGGTATTGTTGTAGAGACAGCTAGGCAATCCGCTTTTCTTGACACAAATGTCCCTCTAAATGAGAAGTTGTACGGATACCATCGACTAGATGATCCTCTGGTTCAGTATATACAAGATGGGAACATTGTCGTTGTTAGGCAGTCTGAACATAAGGCACAAGAGGAAGAAGAGTTAACCAGCCCAGAGGCGTTGGATGCACGACAGCCTGTGATGATAGGGCGACATGACATAAAGGGAGTAACATATAATGATTAGCGTGGAGACTGGCGTAAGTGTCATGAGCGTCAATGTGGCGACATCTGACAATGGTGGGTTGAGTTCTGATCAAATTGTTGAGCTTGCCATGGATAAAATACTAAATGTGGCTAACACAGCCCCTGAACCCATCAAAGATCAAGCCATTGCGTTTCAAGACAATATAAGAATTGTGCTCAAGCAATACATAGACTTGGCTAAACGCGAAGAGCGTGGTACAATCTGCCAGAAGATCCGCGAAGCGGGTCAAAAAGACTTGGCTGACTTGATTAGGAGATTATGATGGCTATCACTCAGGCAATGTGTACTTCGTTTAAGTCCCAGCTTCTTACGGGTACACACAATTTTACTAACACTACTGGTAATACATTTAAGCTGGCTCTTTATGCTATTGGTGGCGGTGGCAAATCAGCTACAACCGCAACTCTTGGTGCTTCTACAACCGCCTTTACTACAACAGGCGAGGTTGCTTCTAGTGGTTCATACGCAACAGGCGGTGGCACATTGACAAATGTAACACCTACTACATCTGGTACAACCGCATTTACAGACTTTGCAGATCTGAGCTTCACCACAGCGACAATTACTGCTCGTGGCGCATTGATCTATAATAGCACTGCTACTAATGCCGCTGTGGCTGCTTTAGATTTTGGTGGCGATAAAACTTCAACTGCGGGTACATTTACGATTCAGTTTCCTACGGCAAACGCTTCTAACGCTATCATCCGCATTGCGTAAGTAGGAGGCCAGCCGTGGCACTTGTTCTTGCTGACCGTATTAAAGAGACTACGACCACCACGGGTACGGGTACGATTACCCTTGGTGGGGCGCAGACTGGGTTTGAATCTTTTGCTGGTATAGGTGATGGAAACACCACCTATTATGTTATTCAGCATACCTCGGCTAATGAGTTTGAGGTAGGTCTTGGTACATACACATCATCAGGAACAACGCTGTCACGAGACACGATTTACACTTCATCTAATTCAGATGCGGCTGTAAACTTCTCCGCTGGCACAAAAATCGTATTTGTAGCAGTTCCGACAGAAGCAACCGTATATGAGGATGCTTCTGGGGATGTTGCTATTGAAGGTCAAGTTACGGTAGGCGGTGACCCTACCGCTAATCTTCAAGTCGCTACAAAACAATATGTAGATAACTTAGTTGCCTCTGCCTTGCATTTCCACGATGCGGTGCGGGTTGAAAAAGAAGGCAACTTAAACGCTACATATGATAATGGCACGGCTGGTGTTGGTGCTACATTAACTAACGCTGGTACGCAAGCGGCTCTTGTTATTGACGGTGTAACACTTAACACAAGTGATCGTGTTCTTGTCTACGAGCAAACTGATCAAACTCAGAACGGTGTTTACACAGTAACTAATACAGGTTCTGCGTCAACCAACTGGGTGCTTACCCGTGCTACAGACGCAGATAGTTATGCTCCTGGAACAGCAGACGGACTTGACGAAGGCTCGTACTTTTACGTTCAAGAAGGTACGGCAGGTGCTGGCGAGTCGTATGTTTGTAATACGATCGGCACAATCACCTTTGGCACTACAAACATTACATTCATTCAGTTTAGCGCAACACCTGATTTTACAGGTGGCACGAATATTGACGTTAGTGGTCAGACGATTTCGCTTACAGGTACGGTGGACGAGACTAACGGTGGTACAGGCAATAACGCTTACACGACTGGTGATACGCTTTATGCTTCAGCTAGCAATACTCTTGCTAAACTGTCTGGTAACACGACTACTACTAAGAAATATCTCAGCCAAACGGGTAATGGTGCGGCTTCTGCGGCTCCTGCGTGGGACGAAATCAACCTTGGCACGGATACGGCTGGTGATTATATTGCAACGGGTGCAGTTAGCGGCGTAGGTCTTTCTGGCTCTGCTTCTGGCGAAGGTTCTACTTTCACTGTTACTTCAAACGCTACAAACGCAAATACCGCAAGCACTATTGTTGCTCGTGACGCTTCTGGAAACTTCTCTGCTGGCACAATCACAGCGGCTCTTAGTGGCAATGCAAGCACTGCTACGACTTGGCAAACGGCTCGAAGCCTAACGCTTTCTGGTGATGTCACAGGTACGGCTACAGGTATTAACGGTTCTGGGAATATCGCCGTCACCACTACGATTGCGGCAAACTCTGTCGCGCTTGGCACGGATACAACTGGCAACTATGTCGGCGCACTGTCCGAAGGCACTGCGATTGATATCAGCGGCGGTACAGGCGAAGGTATTACGAATACAATCAGCATTGATCTCAACGAACTTGCCACCTCTACCACTAATACTGATGGTGACTTTTTTGTTGTAGTTGATAGCGCAGATGGCTCTCAGCACAAGCTAACTAAAGGCAACATCAACATCTCTGGCTTCAACAACGATTCTGGATTCACAGCTAATGTTGGTGACATCACAGGGGTGACTGCTGGTACGAATCTCACTGGCGGCGGTACAAGCGGAACTGTAACACTAAACATGGCCACGGGCGGTATTGGTTCTGGAACTTACGGTTCAACTGCTGATGGTACTAAAATCGACACTATCACCGTTGACGCTTACGGGCGTGTAACGGCTGTTGCTACTGGCACAACTGGCGATATTCTTGGTGTAACGGCTGGCACGAACCTCACTGGCGGCGGTACTAGCGGCACTGTAACGCTGAATATGGCCACGGGCGGGGTAGGTGCTGGAACTTACGGTTCAACTTCTGACGACACTAAAATCGACACTATTACCGTTGACGCATATGGGCGTGTAACGGCAGTTGCAACTGGCGCAACTGGTGACATCACGGGTGTAACGGCTGGTAACGGCCTTACAGGTGGCGGTACATCAGGGACACCAACCCTAAATGTTGGTGCTGGCACAGGTGTTACTGTTGCGGCGGATACGGTTTCTATTGGTCAAGCCGTTGCTACATCTTCAAATGTTCAATTCAACAGCCTTGGCGTGAACACGGCTGGTTCTGGCACAGCTGGTGAGATTCGCGCTACGGGCGATATTACATCGAACTATTCTGATGCTCGACTGAAGAACATCGAAGGCAGTATCCCTGATGCTTTAGCAAAAGTTAAGTCCCTAGGTGGTTACTACTTTACCGAGAATCAAGCGGCGAAAGATTTGGGGTATGATAATGACGCCCAGCAAGTTGGTGTTATTGCTCAAGAGGTTGAAGAAGTTCTCCCCGAAGCAGTTAAGCCAGCCCCGATTGATGAGAAGTACCTGACTGTTCAGTACGAAAAGCTAGTTCCTCTTTTGATTGAAGCGATCAAAGAGTTAGAGGCTCGTGTAGCAGAACTGGAGGCGTAAATGTCGTTAGGCTTCGCCGCCATTGCAGAAACATCCATTGCTGATGACGATTCCCTCGGCCTTGCCATTGGTGAGCCTAGTGGTGTTTCCGCTACTTCTGCGCTCGGCTCCGTTACCGTTGTTCCTCAAGGTGTTTTTGCGCTTACAGGCGTAGAAGCAACTACGGCTGTAGGTACGGTAGAAGCCAACTCACAATTTATTGCTGCTGTCACGGGTATTGAGGCTATTGGCAGTATTGACGAAGACTTTATCGTCTCTGGCAGCGCACCAGTACCTGTCACAGGCCTTGAGGCGACTTCTGCTCTTGGCTCCGTTACTGTTGGCATCATTTCCAATGTCTTCCCAACTGGTGTTGAAGGCATATCCGCGCTAGGTGACGAAACAGTTGTCGGTACAGCGAATGTTGCGCTGACGGGTGTTGAAGGTATCTCTGCATTAGGAACCGCAACTACGATAGCTGGGGCTATTGTTGGTGTTTCTGGTGAAGCAACCACCTCTGGTCTTGGTGAAGAATCTGTTTCTGGCTCTGCAAATGTCTTCCCAACTGGGGTATCCGCAACCGTAAGTGCTGGTATTGTTACAGTTACTGGAAATGCCGATGTTTCGGTTACTGGAGAAGAGGGCACATCTGCACTTGGTACGGTAGTTCCTTTTGCTGGTGCTGATGTAAACGTAACAGCAGTTACAGCCACTTCTGCGGTTGGGACTATTCCTAGTGTTATCGGCTCTGCTATAGTAATACCAACAGGTGTTGAAGGAATAGGTCAAACAAAACGACCCGTACTCTGGGGTAGAATTGTTCCAAACCCTGGAACAGTGTGGTCTGAAGTTGCGGCATAAGCGAAAATGTAGTAGGATATCGCCATGGCAAGTACATATACAACAAACACTGGCATTGAGAAAATCGGAACAGGTGAACAGTCTGGTACATGGGGTGCTACGACTAATACTAACTTCGATATTCTTGATCGTGCGGTTAATGGTGTTGGAGCTATTAGTCTATCAGGAACGACTCATACGCTAACAACTTCAGATGGTAGTTTATCTGATGGTATGTATAAAGTTTTAGTCCTTGGAGGCTCCCCTTCTGGCACGAATACGATAACTATTGCACCAAATGATGCTCAAAAGTTTTATGTCGTTATAAATAGCTCTGGTGAGTCAGCCATATTTACTCAAGGTTCTGGCGGTAATGCTACGATTGCTAATGGCGCGACTAAGTTGATTTACGCAGATGGAGCTGGAGGTGGCGCACAAGTTGTTGATCTCAGCTCTACGCTTGTAGCTAATACTCTTGGAACATTAAATATTGTAGACGATCCGACTCCGCAGTTGGGGGGATCGCTTGATGTTAATGGACAGGACATTACCTCTGCTAGTAACGGTAATGTTGTTCTAAATCCTAACGGCACGGGTACCATCGAACTTGAAGCTGAAACCAATGTCACAGGGGCTTTCAACGTAACTGGTAATGTTGAGTTGACAGGCACGACTACTCTCACAGGAAACGTGACCCCAGATGCAGATGGCACAAGAGACTTAGGTGCGGATGCAGCTCGTTGGGCAAATGTTTATGCCGATAACTTTACAACTGGCGATATGATATTAGATAATACAACAAGAGGGTTTACTAATGATGTAGACGGCACGCAAGGTCGCTGGCGCATTCAAGAAGGTTCAAACGACTTGTTTATTATCAACGAATCTAACGGTAAACAGTACAGGTTTGCTTTAGAAGAAATTTAGTATATAATTCGCTTACTAAGGAGTAAGAAGCTATGGCTTATAAAGTTGGAAATACTACAGTTATTAACAACACAGGTGCGTTAGGTGCAGTTGATGGAAATAGTCTCAACCTTGCTACTAACGCAAATATCCCAGCCTCTGGTGGTGATTCATATAATGTTGAGTTATTTCTTGTTGGTGGCGGAGGCGGAGGCGGCAGAGAGCATAACGAATCTGGTGGCGGTGGTCACGGCGGTCTTATTCGTACCCCTGTTGAAGTTCCAGTAAGTACCAGCTTTACAATTACTCTTGGTGCGGGAGGCGCGGCTCAGAATAGCTCTGGCGTAGATGGCACGACTGGCTCTTCTTCAAGCGCGTTTGGTTATACCGCCGCAGGTGGTAGCGGCGGCAGAGCTGGAGATGCCTCGCAAGGGCAAGAGGGTGGTACAGGACCTAAACCCTCGACATGGGGTGGCGGGTCTCTTTTTCAGGCAGCTATTACCGATAGTGGGTTCACTAATTCATTGGGTGGTGCAGGAGCGCATCCCAACCAAGGTATTAATAACGCTAATGGTGGGGTTGGGTATCAAAACCTACCTAATGCTCAGTTTGCTGGAGGTGGCGGCGGTCATACCTTTTTTACATCCTATGCTGGTAATTCTGGTGGCGGTACTGGATCTAATAGTACTAACGCCGGAACTGGTGCTAGGGGAAGCGGTGGTGGTGGTGGTCAGCAACGTGGCGGTGCTGGCGGAACTGGTTACTGTGTGATTCGTTATCCCGGAAACGCTGCTATCGGAACTGGTGGTACAGTTCAAGTAAACGCCGGATATGTCTACCATACGTTTAATGCCTCTGGAACATTTAATTCGGGGACTCCATAACATGAAACATTTTGCACAAGTTCAGAACGGTGTTGTTCTAAATGTTATTGTTGCAGAAGCTGAGTTTGTTTCAGACTTGCCAGACTCTGCTAGTTGGATCGAGTGTGACCCTGATTCTCACGAGGGTATAAGAGACGACGGTCAGCCGCATCTCCGCTACAATGCGGCCAGTATAGGTGATTTGTATGACGCTGACGCTGACGCATTCTATCACCCTCCGAAGTACGACTACATGATTCTAAATAGAGAAAACTTCTCTTGGGAATACCCTACACCTGAACCTACTGTTACCGAAGACCAAGTAGCTAAATGGCGGGACTCAGTTTACCAAGAAACTGGTGACGGATGGGTTGTGCTTCCTACAGAAGGTGAGTAAAATAAAAATTTTAAGGGGGTTTTAATTGGAAGCTAAGAGAGAAACCAGCTTTATACGACGGTATAAAGAAATGTTACCGCTTTCCGAGTGTCAGAAATTTATAGACTATTTTAACTTTGCCACCCAAAAAGGTAATGTTGGTATATCCAGCGGGGGTGAAGATAACGGTGGTGGTATAAATCGAACTGATACTGCAATTTTTTTAGATCGAGCAAACCCAGACCTTAATGGTGTTGTTAACAGGATACTAGAAAATTGTTGGCATCAGTATGTGCGAGAATTTTCTTTCTTGAGTAATGTAACCGTAGTTACATATGCGTCTAAAATGCAACGTACTCCGCCTTCAGGGGGTTTTCATATGTGGCATTGGGAACATGCCCGTCCTCACATGAACAGAGATAGAATGGCTGTGTGGACGTTATATCTGACCACTCATGAAGACGAAGGGGAAACAGAATTTTTAGCTCACGGTTTAAAAGTTCCGGCTATCGCCGGAGACGTGTGTATCTTCCCAGCCGACTACACAGGCGTACACCGAGGCAACCCCGTCTACACTAAAGACAAGTATATAGTAACAGGTTGGTTTGAATACGCTCCTGACTAATGTATATGGTCAGGCTTTTATAAGATAACAAAATGTTGTATTATAGGGGCGGTATAACTAGAGTTTATTATCATGCCTCTTGCAAAACTTCAATTTCGCCCCGGAATAAATCGTGAGTCAACTTCATACGCCAATGAAGGTGGGTGGTTTGATTGTGATAAAGTACGCTTTCGTTTTGGATACCCTGAAAAGATAGGCGGCTGGACAAAGTATACAGAAGCAACGTATCTTGGTACACCGCGTTCTTTACATGCGTGGGTTACTTTAGCTTCAGATAAGTATCTTGGTGTTGGTACAAGCCAAAAATACTATATAGAGTCCGGCGGTGCCTTAAATGACATTACTCCAGTAAGACTTACCGTAAGACGCCCGATTGAAGTCTCCGGTGTTTCAGGAGCTCTTGCTGTTGGCTCTGCTGTTGGAAGCACTGCGATTGCTTTAGAAATCACAGGCTTTGAAGCCGCTGGAGAACTGGGCACATCAGGAACTCTGACGACTACGAACAGTCCAATAGAGGGCACAAGTTCCGTGGGTTCTGTAACAATTGAGACTGCTGATGGCTCCAATGTAGATGTTCCGGTGGGTTAATAACAATGTCTTTAGTAACTTTTGATACTACTTCCGCCAGCCCTGTAGTAACAGTCAACCATGTAGATCATGGTTCTGTTACTGGAAGCAGGGTCATATTTTCAAACATCACCTTTGGCGCAGGGCCAACTTACGACTCTCTGATTGCATTGTTGACCGGAGAGTTTGTCATAACAGTTCTAACTGTTGACGAATACACCGTAACGCTTTCCTCAAATAGCGGCTTTGATCTAACGGATGCGGGGGAATGCGATGCTGACTATTTGCTTAACAAGGGTAGCACAACGCAACTTTTAGGCACTGGTTGGGGTGCAGACTCTTGGGGGGCTGGAGGCTGGGGAGAAGCCGCTGATGAAGACATAGTTTTAGAAGAAGCCTTGCGTATTTGGCAACAAGATAATTTTGGCGAAGACCTGATACTACTGCCTCAAAATGGTCAACTGTATTACTGGGATAAAACAAACGGTCTTGACTCTAGGGCATTTCCGTTTGCAAGCAGGACTTCTGATGCTCCGACACAAAGCAGAAATGTGCTTGTTTCAGACAGAGACAGGCATGTACTTGTTTTTGGCACCACTCCTTTAGGTAGCACAGAACTTGATCCTCTTTTGATACGGTTTAGCAGTCAGGAAAATCCGTTTGATTGGACGCCTACCGCAACAAACACGGCTGGGGATTTAAGAGTTGGATCGGGTTCTGAAATTGTTGCCGCTGTTGAAACAACACGCGAGATTATTGTTATTACTGATACTAGCGTTCATTCTTTGCAGTTTATAGGTCCTCCGTTTACTTTTGGAATTACTCAACTTGCAGGTAATTCCACAATTAGAAACTCAAATGCAGCTATTGCTAACAACGATTCTGTTTTTTGGATGGGAATAGACAGGTTTTATGTTTATGATGGTCGTGTACAGACTATACCTTGTACAGTAAGGGATTATGTTTTCAATGATTTTGATGAAAATAATTCTGAAAAGGTTGTTGCTGGAGTAAACTCTGAATTTGGCGAAGTTATTTGGTTTTATCCGTCTTTATCTGGCGGCACTGGAGAAAACGACAGATATGTTATATTCAACTATGAAGAAAAAGTTTGGTATTATGGGAACTTAGCTCGATCTGCTTGGCTCGACAGGGGTATTTATGAATATCCTTTTGGTGCTACTGCAGAAAACGATCTCGTTTCTGCGTCTACTTTATATAGTCAGGAGTTTGGTGTTAACGCAGATAACTTACCTCTTGAAGCGTTCATAGATTCAAGTCCTATTGATATAGGTGACGGGGAAAAGTTTTTGTTAATTAGTCGATTTATCCCCGATATTGATTTTTCAAAATCCACAACTGGAGCAACGAAAGAAGCAGTATATACTTTAAAGGGTCAGCAATACCCAGGAACTGGATTTACCATCAATGACGAATTTACTGTATCAGATTCCACAGAACAAAAAGATTCTAGGTTAAGAGCGCGATCTTTTGGGTTAAAAGTTGAGACAACAGGATCGGGTGTATCTTGGAGACTAGGGTCTAATCGTGTTGATGTAAAACCGGATGGCAGACGATGAGTAGAGAGTTAGTCCCCCCACAGTTTTCTGTTCCTCCAGAAGAGTATAGTAGAGCGTACTTTGATGATATGATACGCAGTTTGTCTTTGTTGGTAGTTCAACTAAACAACCCTGGTGAACTTCGAGGTACAAAAATAACTCTGACAGACCTTCCTACATCTCCCACTGGACTTGAGAGCGGAGCACTGTATAATGATAGTGGCACAGTAAAGGTAGCACCATAATGGGACTTAGTTTAAAATCACTTCTTCCAATAGCTGGCGCGGCGGCGGGGTACTTCTTTGGCGGCCCTGCGGGTAGCGCGGCGATGAACGCGGCTCTCGGCTCTGGTATCGGCACATTAGCGGCTGGTGGAGACGCAACAGATGCCGTTAAGAACGCTATCTTGGCTGGTGGTTCTGGAGCTTTATTAGGTACGGCAGGTGTTTCAGGGGCAGGAGCCGCACAATCAGCCACTGGAGCGGCGGGCACCCAAGCCGCAACCCCGCCCACAGGCAACACGGGCGCTAGTAACTGCGACACCACGACACAAACAGCTAACAGCGACGACGATGAAACTGACATCAGACAGGGCACAATG